TCACTATAATGTTGGTAAAAATCCTGGAATCTATTGTAATAAACGTAATGACAACGGAGATTGTGCGATATGTGACTTCGCATCAAAGCTTTGGCGTGATGGCGTTGAGAACGATGATTCTACATTGAAAAATGAAGCAAAAAAACTATTTGCCCGAAAGCGATACTATTCCCCTGTATTGGTTCGTGGTAATGAGTCTGAAGGTGTAAAAATCTGGGCTTATGGTAAGACAGCTTATGAGACCCTATTGGGTTATGTCTTGGACCCTGACTATGGAGATATTACAGATCCAGAAACAGGAACCGATATTAAGCTGAACTACAATGTACCTGGAACACCCGGATCTTTTCCGAAGACACTCCTTCAGCCTAGGCGACGACCGTCTATCCTTTGTGATGACACAATCGCTGATTGTAAAGAATTACTTGATTCTGTTCCTGATATTGACGGACTATTTGACCGCAAGACCACAGAGCAAGTTCAAGAGATTCTTGATGGCTATCTGTCCTCCGATAGCTCGGCTGAAGGATCTTCGTCGGAAACGACTCAGTACAAGAAACCATCAGGGAACGTAGATGAAGCATTCGCAGCATTTATGAAAAACGATTAAATCATAGTCCTCCTGTGTTGTAAGGGAATTGCCACCCGCCCTTGGTTATAAAAGGGGTGGCTCTTTTTTTTATGTTCACAACACAGAAAATTTTAGCACTGACAAAGGAGAAATACATGACACTGCTATTAACAATGCTCTTCGCTTGCGGAGACAAAGAAGCTACAACTACAGCAAATGTAGCAACAACTGAAACGGTTGAAACAACAACAACTACAGAAACAACGAACAATACAGTTCCGACTTCTCAGGTAATTACTGAGGGTACGATGACTGTAATTTCTACAAACGAAGTAAAGGCTGTTTCAACTGAGACAACTAATACGAACGAAGGAGTAAATAATGATTAGTGTATTAATGACAATGTTTCTCGCTTGTGGCGAGAAAGATGAAGACACTTCTGTAGTTGAAGAAGAAGCTGCCGAAGAAACATCCGAGGAATCTGAAGAAAGCTCTGAAGAGAGCACTGAAGAAGAAACCGAGGAAGAAGAGTCTGAGGAGACCGAAGAGGGATCTGAAGAAGAAGGAGAAGAGTAATGACCAAGGCCGGCAAGATTAACATCGCGGACATGAAAAAATTCATCAACAAGAGAGTTGGTCTTGATGTGGCCCATGATTTGCGGCAAGATAATCCCACAACCGTTAAGGAGTGGATTCCAACTGGCTCACGATGGCTTGATTCCATCATTTGCCGTGGAAAGATGGCTGGTATTCCAGTCGGAAAGATTACTGAACTCGCAGGACTCTCAAGCGCTGGTAAGTCATTTATGGCTTGTCAGATCGCTTCTGAGGCTCAAAAAATGGGACACTTTGTGGTCTACTTCGATGCGGAGTCTGCTATTGACCCTGGATTTCTAACGAACTCTGGTGTTGATATTGAGAACAACTTCATGTATGTTCAGGCAGTATCTGTTGAGAAGACTCTGGAGACAATTGAAGACTTGATGGGTAAATGGCCCGAGAATCAATTCTTCTTTATTTGGGACTCCATCGCTGCTACAACTTCTGAGAAGGAGATGGAAAGCGATTTCAACCCACAGAGCACAATGGCGGTTAAGCCGAGAATCTTTTCAAAAGCATTCCCGAAACTGACCATTCCATTGGCAAATCAACAATGTACATTGCTCTTGATAAATCAATTGAAGACGAACATTGCGAGAACACCAGCGGAAGCTATGGTGACGCCCTTCATCGCCCCCGGTGGAAAGGCTATAGAATACTTCTCGTCCCTTCGTATTTGGTTGACCAAGAGAAAGGCGAAAGCTTCGTATGTCGTTGATGACTCTGGTCTCCGAATTGGTTCTGAGGTAAAAGTCAAGGTTGAAAAATCTAGGTTTGGCTCTGAAGGTCGAACATGTGGATTCAAGATCTTATGGGGCGATGGAGTTGGGATTCAAGATCAAGAATCTTGGCTCGAAGCAATCCGACTATCAGGCTCTGACCGCTTTAAGCCCGGTGCTTGGAACAAGCTAATTTCTAAATCTGGAAAAGAGTATAAGTTCCAAAGGACTCAATGGTTAGATAAACTTAAGGATGATGAATTCAGAAAAGCTGTCTTTGACATAATGGATGAAGAGATCATTAGGAAGTTCGATTCCGAAGGAAAAAACGTTAATATCGATTCCGAGGACTAATTAAGGATGAAAAGCTGTTAGTTTCATAACATACCTCCTTGATCCCCGCCGTTCTGGCGGGGATTTTTTTTACCCAAAACACTTGACAAGATGTTTCAATCGTGTTATATTATTAGAAAGGAGGAAGTATGGAAAAAGTAAAAGTTAGATATGGTGATCAAGATATTGTCGGATACTTGAAAGAAGACTTGAAGCACAAATTCATAATCAGTCGCAAAGAAGGTGGTACTGTTGAACTACACTTTCCAAAAAAAGACTACACTTACACGATCTTGGAGAGCCCATGAATCGGGATAAGAACACATTTGAATGCGTATTTAGAGGCGACCATATATGGTTTCCAAACCACGTTTACTTCAGCCCTCAAAGTTTCGGCATGGTCAGAAGAAATTGGATATTTCGAGAAGCATTTCCAGATAAAAGCTCGTCTATATGTAGTAAGAAAAGCTGGGACTTTATGAAGGAAGATAGGGTGATATTCACCTACGACGAAGAACTAAGAATTTTAACAAAAATGGAGGACAAATGAAGAATGTTGTAATAATTGATGCGCTAAATATGTTTTTGAGGTCATACGTGGTCTCTCCGCATCTAAACAAAAAGGGTTATCCGGTTGGAGGCACAGTCGGATTTTTAAAGTCCCTACAAAAGGTCTCACGAGACTTTGAAGCCGATGAAATTATAGTCGCTTGGGATGGACACGAAGGGTCGCAAAGAAAGCGTTCTATGAATAAGGACTACAAGGGCGGCCGTAAGCCCGTCCGGTTTAACCGAAGGATGATTGACTTACCAGAGGACCAAGAGGCAGCCAACAAGGGATACCAGCAGATCAGATTGATGGAATACCTTAACTTGATGCCCGTTATTCAGTTGGTAGCTGATTACACAGAAGCTGATGATATCATCGCCCATGTGGTACAATCAAAATACTATGAAGGGTGGAATAAAATAATCGTATCTTCAGATAAGGATTTCTTTCAATTGTGCGATGATGATGTATCAGTATATCGTCCGATCCAAAAGAAAACTTTAAACAAGCAATCTATACTTGATGAGTTCAAGATTCACCCCAAGAACTTTGCTCTTGCGAGGGCAATAGTTGGAGATAAATCTGATAACTTACCAGGAGTCAGAGGGGCAGGTCTCAAAACTGTCGCAAAAAGATTTCCTTACTTAATTCGTGAAGATATCTATGAAGTAAGTGACATAATCAGAGATTGCGCGATGCAAGGAAAGAAAATGAAAATCCACGAGAACATCGCAAGATCTGAGCAACTACTTAAGGACAACTACAAAATCATGCAACTCTATTACCCGAACATACGTCCGATCAATAGGGCTATGATGGACAAGGCTTTACAGGACTTTGAGCCAACTTTTAGCAAAATCAAGTTCACACAAATGTTGTTTGAGGATGATGCTGGACATCTAAACTTTAATGACTTACAACAAGTTTTTCGGAGAATAAATAGATAAGAATACTTGACAACCAACATACAACAGGTTATATTATAAACATAATCAATCAGGGGAGGACACATGAGCGATTTAAACAATTTTAAAAGAAAGGAAACTTTTTCTAAGTTCGGAAAGAATTTTCAAGAGAAGATCTGCCAACTAATGTTAGAAGATAGACCTTTTTACGATCAGATAACTGAGGTTCTGGACATTAATTTCTTCGAAAAGAAATACCTACAGATATTCACTCAAACACTAATGAATTATAGAGAAAAATATAATGCCCATCCAAACGGTGAAGTCATGATGACTCTATTAAGAACGGAATTAAATCATCATGATTCAGCAGTTGCAAAAGCAGTTCGTGAGTTCTATGCTAGAATCCACACATCTGACGGAGTCGAAGAAGCACTATTTGTGAAAGACAAGGCCATAGACTTCTGTCGTAAGCAGGCCCTTAAGGGAGCGATGATGCAATCAGCGAAATTGCTAAACAATTCATCTTTTGATGAAATTGAAAAGTTGATTAAAGATGCTCTTGTTCTTGGGACTGACAATAATTTCGGCCATGACTTTCACCGGGACTGTCTTCAACGCTTTGAGATCGCTGCAAGAAATCCAATCACAACTGGTTGGGCTAGAATGGATGAAATATGTAAGGGAGGCCTTGGAAATTCTGAGCTTGGAGTCGTCGTTGCTCCAACCGGTGCTGGTAAGTCTATGGTTTTGGTTCACTTGGCAACTCGTGCGCTCCTTGAAGGCAAGACTGTGGTCTATTATACCTTGGAGCTCAAAGATGCCGTCGTGGGTCAAAGATTTGATTGTTGTATCTCAAAAGTTCCTCTCGGGGACCATAGAATGAGAAAGGAAGAAATATTAAAAAAGATAGAAGATATTGACGGGACTTTAATAATTAAGGAGTACCCAACAAAATCTGCATCTGTTCAAACTCTAAAAAATCATGTTGAAAAATTGAGGAAAAGAGGCATTGAACCAGATCTTATTTTGGTGGACTATGCTGATTTATTGCGCCCCGCACGGAGTTCTAGTGAAAAGAGACACGAATTGGAAGAAACATATGAAGGACTTCGAGGTCTTGCACAAACATATGATATTCCCGTGTGGACTGCCTCGCAGACCAACAGAGGTGGGCTTAACGCAGAAGTCATTACAATGGAAGCAATTTCGGAGGCATTCAACAAATGTTTTGTAGCCGATTTTATCTTCTCGCTGTCTCGGACCACCCAAGACAAGCAAGCGAACAAGGGTCGCCTCTTTATCGCCAAAAACCGAAATGGACCAGATGGAATTGTATTTGATGCTTTTGTAGATTGGTCTGATGTCACAATACAGATATTAGATCGAGACGAAAGTGTTGAGAAAATGCAATCAACTACTGATGCCTTAGCAATGCTAAAAGAAAAATACTCACAGTTAAAACAAAAATAGGAGAGAGAAATGGATCTAGAGAAAAAGATTTTATCGGATATAACCGTCCACATGAAGTATGCTAAATATATCGACAGCAGTCAACGTCGAGAAAACTGGGATGAGCTTGTTACTAGGAATATGAACATGCACATCAAAAAATTTCCTCATTTAAAAAATGAGATCGTAAATACATATCAATATGTTTTTAATAAACAAGTCTTGCCTTCCATGAGAAGCATGCAATTTGGCGGTAAACCAATAGAAGTCTCTCCAAATCGAATTTTTAACTGTGCGTATGCTCCGATTGATGATTATCGTGTATTTGGAGAAATCATGTTCCTTCTTCTTGGAGGAACAGGTGTGGGCTATTCTGTACAAAAGCACCACGTTGAAAAACTACCAGAGATACACAAGCCATCGAAGAGAAGCCGCCGCTTTCTCATTGGAGATTCTATCGAAGGATGGGCTGACGCTGTTAAGTCACTAATTACATCGTATTTCAAGGGGACATCACGGCTACGCTTTGACTTCTCTGACATCCGTCCAAAGGGAGCGAGACTAGTTACATCCGGTGGTAAAGCCCCAGGCCCACAACCACTGAAAGAATGTCTACTGAAGGTAGAGGGAATTTTAGATGGAAAAGAAAACGGAGATCAACTCTCGCCACTCGAAGTCCACGACATTGTATGCTATATTGCTGATGCTGTTCTTGCCGGGGGGATTCGCCGTGCTGCCCTTATATCTTTATTCTCTGCTGATGATGAAGAAATGGTCGCAGCGAAAGCGGGAGCATGGTGGGAACTCAACCCCCAAAGAGGACGAGCCAACAACTCCGTAGTTGTCATGCGACACAAGATTGATAAGCTAACATTCATGAACCTATGGACTCGCGTTGAAGAGTCTCGTTCCGGAGAACCAGGCTTTTACTTCTCTAACGATAAAGAGTGGGGTTGTAATCCCTGTTGTGAGATAGGTTTGAGGCCGAATCAATTCTGTAATTTGGTGGAGATCAATGTATCGGATGTGGACACACAAGAAGAACTCAACGCCAGATCTATTGCTGCGAGCTTCATAGCGACCCTACAAGCGTCTTACACTGACTTCCACTACTTGAGACCCATCTGGAAGAGAACAACGGAAAAGGAGGCCCTTATTGGCGTTTCTATGACTGGTATTGCCTCTGGCGGCGTTCTTAAGTTAAACCTGAAAGAAGCAAGTCTAAAGGTTAACATGGAAAACAGAAGAGTGGCTATGCAGCTTGGAATTAATCCAGCAGCAAGAACAACTTGTGTAAAGCCGGCAGGCACAACATCCTTGGCCCTAGGGACATCAAGCGGTATTCATGCTTGGCATAATGAGTACTATATTCGTCGATTGCGAGTTGGAAAGAATGAAGCTATCTATAAGTATCTACTGGAGAACATCCCAGAACTGGTTGAAGATTGTAAGTTCCGAAGCCATGATACAGCCATCTTATCCATCCCGCAGAAAGCACCAGAATCAGCAATTACTCGCCATGAGACCGCGTTGGATTTGTTGGAAAGAGTAAGAAAGGTTTCTGATGAGTGGATCCAAGCTGGTCACCACAAGGGCTCAAACTCACATAACGTTTCGGCTACAATCACCATCAAAGATGATGAGTGGGATGAGGTTGGAAAATGGATGTGGGAAAACCGAGGGTGTTACAATGGCTTATCAGTTCTTCCGCATGATGGGGGTACCTATGTTCAGGCTCCATTCGAGGATTGCGACAAGGAAACTTATGAAAAGATGCTCGCTTTAGTCAAAAACATCAATTTGGATCTAGTTATAGAGACAGAAGATGAAACTGATTTATCGGGTGAAATTGCCTGTGGCGGTGGAGCTTGCGAAATTTTCTAAGGAGAAAAACATGAGAGAACAAGTTGAAAAAATTATTAAAAGCCTTGAGGCTACTTTGTCTGACCTAGACAAAGTTACTGCTGGTGGATATGGATATAAGTCTGCAGCTCCTAGATCTAGGAAAGCTTTGATGGCCGCTTCAAAGGAGCTTCGTGACATAAGATCAGAAGTTCAAGAAGTTAAAAAGTCTCACGACGAAAAGTAAATAAAAAAACTTGACAACCTAAGCAAATCGTGTTATATTATTGTATAGCACGATTTTTTTTATGGAGTAATTATGAATTTTGAACCGTTTAACAGACACTTTAGAGTGTTACCAATTGAAGACCAAGAAGAAGAGGATGTACATAGGATCGTACTTCCTGATGATTATAGCTTACCGCAGAGTCCATATGTCATTTGTGATGTATTGGCGAAAGCTGCGAGTTGCGAGATAGATATCAATCTAGGCGATAGAATATTAATTGAAAGAAGGATGCTTCACGAAATAAATGCTGAAGGAGAGACTATTTATATCGTCTTACAAAATTACGTTTATGGGAGAATCCAACATGAAGATAACTAAAGAAATACTAAAGAAGATGATCAAAGAAACCCTGCAAAACACAGGTAGTGGAATTGAAGAAGCAACAAGCCAATCTATGGCTGATCGAATTAACTCACCAGACTATGGTGGTCGAGAAGATCGCCAAGCAGAAGAGTTTCTTGTGATGTCCGCTGATCGTGGAGAAAAAACACCACCTGAAAACATGCAAAGATACAAGGAATTGAAAGCCGCTTCGAAAGCTGCCGGATATCCTTTTTCCGAACTACAAGGAAAATGGGAAGAGACTGACGAAGAAACTGGTGAAAAAAGAGAAGTCATTGAAAACTCTCTTATCATCTACTCTGATGAACGCCCAGATATGCCTCGTAGTGAAGATGCATCACTTTTTGATTTTGGAAGACTAATGTCTGAAAGATATGACCAAGAAGCTTTTATATATGGAGAACTTTTACAGTCACGATCTGGCAATAAAGTTAGAACAATTCAAGCATTCGACGCTAGTGGTGCTGTTCAAGATTGGGGCGGTCCTTGGAAGAGCATCCAACAAGTAGAACAAGACAGTGAGTTTTGGTCTCGTGTTCGTGGCGGTGGAAGTGGCAAGCCATTTCAATTTGTAGAAGAAGATGTTGAAACACATCCAGCACCAAATTCTATGATGGAAGCAATGAAAGTCTCTTATCAAGCGAAAGCTCGAGGAAAGAAAGTAAAATTCGTTAGAGGTGAGTAATGAAAAAAATTGATCTATACGGAGACGGAATTGGTTCCGTCGAGTATGTTCAACATATGGGAAAAGACATCACAGTGGTTAATTCTGCTAGGGTGTCTTTTGGCAAGCACAAGGAAGAGCTAGATGGGCGAGATAAGAAACTTATCAAATACCTCATCAAGCATCGTCACACCTCAACCCTCGAACACAACACCATTACGTTTCGGTTTACTGTACCTCTATTTGTACGTAGTC